CTGATCTAATTGGTAATCTATGAACAATATTAAAACCTTTTGGATTTTGTTTACATGCTTTGTATGGTATTTCGTCGACAACTATATCTATATATGTTCCAATAATTAATGATGGATGAGTGTCTGCTGGTCTATCGGTACCAGCTTCTAACATCCCTAATTTTGTAAACCCGCAGTCTTTCAATAATTGATTTTTGTTTTCGAGCAGATCCACGGTGATATCACTACTACCTGTATTTTTAATGGAATATTTTTGTTGTTGGGCGTTATATTTTAGATCCAAAGTGACGTTGTCGGAGAAGGAATTTATTGCATTTTGTAATGTATATATTGTATAATATCCGACATCTACCGTAATCGTGGAGTCCGAATGAGTGATTTTGTTATTTGCGTTGGTTATATTATAAACAGGAGATGTAAAAATACATTCATTCAATCTAAAACCTATTACGTTTTTTTTATATTGTATTCCCCCTGCTCCATTATTATTTAAATTAAATTTTAATGTTTTACTATCATGAGATATATCCTCTGTATCATTACTTGATAATAAAATATTTTCTCTATGAACATCTTTTAGAATTAATTTATCTATATCATATAAACCTTGTTCATTATTTTCACATTGAACTAAATTATTATCTCTATCTATAATATTATTTTCATTTACATAATTATTTTCATTCATTTCTACATCATCATCTAAAAATATATTATCCATTATTTCTTATATTTAGATTTTATTTCTTTAATTTGATCATTGAATACTTTTTTAATTTCAGGCTCAGTTGAATTTGGCATTTGCTTTCTAATTATTTTATATAATTCTTGTTCATATAATTTTTGGTTTTTTAAATAATCTATATTATCCAATTCGTCTTCATTTAATACGGAACCACTACTACTCAACATAGATGATAAAGGTTTTAAATAGTTGGCGGAGGATATCTTAATAGATTTCTTAGTTTTAGTTTCGGATTTGGATTTGGATTTGGATTTGGATTTGGGGGCGGATTTGGCTGTGGATTTGGATGTGGATTTGGATGTGGATTTGGATGAGGATTTGGATGAGGATTTAGTTTTGAATGTAAAATCAGATGATGATGGAGATGGTGGAGATGATGGAGATGATGAAGATGATGGAGATGATGGAGGTGATGAAGATGATGGAGATGATGAAGATGATGGAGATGATGAAGATGATGGAGATGGTGAACTATCTTTTTCATCTAATCCTAAACAATTTAAGATATTATTATTATAACCTTGAATATCTGTTTTTAGATAAGTAAAATGTACGCCATTATTTACCATAAATATTATATGACCTTTACCAAATTTTTCTTCGTGACCTTCTGATTGTTTTCCTTTGAAATCGGGAGTATTTATAAATCTATCAACTTCATATAAATCATCAATATAATTCATAAATGAATATATTGTAATATCAAATATACTTACAATACTATTTATAACTTCCTCTCTTAACCAATAACTACTAGTAATAGTCCCTGTATCTTTAATACCTCCTTTAATACTATTTACAATGCTTTTATTTTTATTTTGATTTTCTTTTATAAATTCCGCCTTTAGTTTTTTTTTAGTATATTTTTCATTTTTTGTATCCCAAATATATGTTGGCACTTCGTCTTCTCTTTCTATAATATGTATGGGATTACCATTAGGCATAATTTTGCCGGGCGCGGGTACATCTAATATAAATCTTCTAAAATGATTTACAACTTGCCTGGGTATTGTTATTTTATTATTCCTTCTATTATCAGATATAATTTGTTTTGGATCTAAATTTAATTTTTCTTTAATATTTTTAATAAATTGTTTTAAATTATCGTTTGTTTTTTCTCCTAAAATATAATAACTTTCTATTAATCCTTGTATAATACTGTGATATCCACAATTTCCATCATCATCAGTTGTAATTTCTTTAAAATGTTTAGATTTTTTTATAAAGGAATCTTTTTTAATTAATTCTAAATTATCATCTGCAAAATCAATATGACCACAACCTTCTATTGAACTAAATGGTATACCATGTTCGGATGGTTTACTAGAGGATTTAGTAGATGATTTACTAGATGATTTAGTAGATGGTTTAGTAGATGATTTAGTAGATGATTTAGTAGATGATTTAGTAGATGGTTTAGCAGATGATTTAGTAGATGATTTATTATCTATTATTTTTAAAAGTCCCTTATTATAATCATTAACCATATCATTAAAAGATCCTCCTAATTTTATTACATCGCTAATCATAGTAGCAGATTTATAATTTTCATATCGCTGATAAGCTTTAGAAGTTTTCAGTTTAGGATTGACTTGATTGTATTCAATAGTTTTATTTAGATTACTTTTATCTTTTAAAAATAATTTAATATCTTTAATTTTACTATAAGATTTTTTCGCTGTTTTAAGTTTTTTTTTATTTTTTGAATCAGATTTTTCTTTTTTATAAATAGATTTAGATAATGTTGTTTTATCAATATTAGATATTAATTTATCTATTTCATTTGTTTGTTCTGGACAACCTTTTTTAATCTCCACAAGTAATTCATTTACTGTCGACATTATATAAATTATATTATATTTTAATTATAATTTATCTTAAAAAAAAAGTTAAAATAATATTTTATCTTTTTTTGATTCTTTTTCTTTTTTTTGTTTGTTTTTTCCTAAGGATCTTTTTAGAAACGGTATTACTGTTTTTCTTTTTGCGTTGTGATTTTTCATTATTTTTTTTAAGGGATTTCTTTAATGAATTTACATAAAATGCAAATGGTTTAGATTTGGATTTGGGCATTATACATTAGAAAATATTTTTATTCTTTTTAATAATTCTGCTAAATAAGGCATATCATCTACCTTTTCTTTTTCTTTAATAACTGTTTTTTTTAAAATAACGTTTTGTAAATCGTTTGGATTTATTCTTTTGGGAGCATCTTCTAAACGCATTTTTTGTAAAACTGCTTCTTTAGGAATTCCCATTTTTATCATTCTATCATATTTAGAATTAATTGGTGGAGGTGGAGGTGGAGGCGGAGCAGTATCTTTAGATTTGCCCTTACCCTTTCCTTTATTAATAATTGGTTTGACATCATCAATAAAGCTATATTCACTTAAATATATAGGCATGTCTAATTTACATTGTAATAATTCCCAATGAAAATATAATGTATCATTCATTAACCATAATCCTTGTAGATGTATTATAAAACTCCCGTATGTATTATTTATAATTTTATCTATATTTTTTTTATTTTGATCATAAATTAAAATATCTTTTGTAATTTTTAATCTTAATAAATTATTTTTATTATATTTTTTAATAATATCATCAACATCATATTCATAAAAATTATTAATTTTATCATAAATAATATTTAAATTATCAAAAAATATTTTAATATTATCATCATTTTTAATATTTAAAAAAGACATATCAACATATTTTTTATTAATATTGTTATAAACATATTTTTCACCATATGGGATATACATTTTAGGTGTTTGTATAATCAAATCATTATTATTATATTTAATGGGTATTAGAGTGCAATATTCAGAATATTTAAGTTTTTTTTTGATATTTATATTTTTAGGATTAATTGTTTGATTATAAATCATTTAAGTATACAATAATAATAAGTTATATATACTTAAATATTATGTCTTGTATTATTTGTGGTGAATGTTTGAAAGGAAAATGTACTGCAAAATTAGACTGTCTGTGTTCTTATGAATATCATTATGAATGTATTTCCACAAGTTTGAAATATGATAAATATAATAAATGTCCATATTGTGGGGTACCAGAACAACTTCTATTACCAGTGAATGGTCTAAAAAAAATAGATGATAGAATTCATAAAGTAGATGAAAATAATCCATATAAAAATATTATGTGTCAATCTATTCTAAAAACAGGTAAAAATAAAGGTAATGAATGTGGTAAATATTGTAAATTAGGTTATTTTACATGTCAAAGACATACTAAATCGGTCCTTATAACTTAAAACTTTTATAATATTCTTCCATAGTTAAGTTTTTCTTCCAGCGTCTATTAAAATCTTCTACTAAATATTTTGATGAATAATTGTAATTGTCCATATTAATTGGATAATTATTATTCACATATGTTTTTGAATCTTTTTTGTAAGGAAATAAATTGGGTGGTTCCTTTACATATAATGAATTATCGTGTGAATCGATATTATGTTCAGGGATTTCTCTTGTTAATTCATAGAACTTTTTGATAGATTTTACTCGAACAGACTTACCATATGATCTATTTTCTCTATAATTATTTACTTTGGAAATACCTTCATAGTATTTTACGGTTGAAGTATAATTCCTGACGAATAGACGGAACATATTATTTATATTATATTTATAATTCTAAAACAATTTCAAATTTACTTAAATATAAAATTATTAATTATAATGTAAATATGGAGACTTGTTCTGTATGTCTAGAAGAAATTACAGAAAATCAAATTTTAAAAACTTTAAGTTGCAGACATAAATATCATTTTAATTGTTTTAAGAAAATGGTTTATCATAATAATAATTTTTATATTAAATGTCCAATGTGCCGCGAGGTAAATCATAATATTGAAAAACCTTTTATTAATGATAACAAACTAAATATTTTAAGTATGTGTCATATGGGTGTAGGTAAATTAAAATGTAATGGATATACATTAAAAGGAGAACGATGTAAAAATAAATCAACATTAATGAATTATGGTAAATGTCATATTCATAATAAGAATATGTTAAAGAAAGAAGATTATAGATTATTTAGCGATTATTTATATCATATATTATGTTCTAATTATAGATGGAAAACTAAAATTTATTTAATAGATGTGGGTAAAAAAATAATAGATAAATTTTTAAATGACAAAAGTGAAGTTCACGAGATATTACAATATTATTATAGATATTTAAATGATGAAGATTTCCATATTAATGAAGAGTTCTATATGAATGGTATTTATGAATATTATGAATTAGAGAAGGTTACAAAGAGTTGGGTAGATTATTGTATTAATAAAAATGTTATTATATAATATATATATATAATGTCAGCGGTAGTTGATATGATGGTCAAACCTATTTTAATGATGCCTCCTTTTTTTACTTTTCCACCAATAACAACAGCTATATGTGGCCTTGTAGAATTAATAAAAGGCGGTGAAATTGAAAATATACCAGGTATAGGAATACTTCTAAAATATGCACGCGAAAGCATATTAATTTTAGTATTATTAATAATTTTATATGTAAAATCATGGCAATATATTGGTCCTAAATTATGGCATTTTATTGAACAATATTTGAAGAACCGGACACCAAAACCAGGACGCCCTAACACACCAAATGTAAAAGAAAATGAGGGTAATCTGGCTAAATTCGCGAATTTTGTTACAGGGGGAGCTAGTGATGCTGTTAGACAAGGTGCAAACGATATTTCCGCTATACCCGCTTTGATAGCATTTTATGTGAAACTATGTTTGTGGTATATTTATCATAGTCTTTATAACGCGCTTTTGACAGGATTTCTACAAGTGCCTATTGATATAATGTCTTGGGATATGGAATCATTATCATTAGATTTTGATAATTTTTGGGCGTCAGAACATAATAGTTTCAGAGAAGATTGTAGAAGATTTGTAAATGGTAGTTATGCTGGTGATTATAGTTTATATGAAAAAGAAACCAATGCGTCATATACTGGAGATACTTATACAGGAAGTTTTAATGATAAATATGAACATTCACCTGATAAATATCTATGTACGCATGGTAATTATTGTCCAGAAATGTCAGATGTTTTCGGTAGAACTATGATGGGAAAAAATGCCTCTTTAACAAAAGACAAATCGCCCACAAATGGATATGTAAATGGTATAAATATAACAAGTGCCCCCAGAAAATATGCTGTATGTTGTGATAGTATTAAAGGTAGTGGAACATTAACAGATTGTGCGCCCCATTGTAAAGAGTTGCATCCGGATATTAATATAGATCTTATTAGTAATCCTTTCAGTTCTAAATATCCTTGGTCAAAATTGATAGATATAGCCCACCATCCACAAAGAAATATTGAAGAACCAATAAAACAGCTTGAAGTTAATTTTCCAGAGGATCATGCAGATGCTTTATGTCACCTGCACAATTTCTTTTATCATCATTGGCATAGTTTATGTACAGCTAAAGAACATATTCCGACCGGAAATGCTAGTTTCTTTTCGAAGGCGTGGGGTGCGGTAGAAGATGTGGGTGATGCGGCTTTAAGTTCGATGATACCATGTCCAGAAAGTTTTGGTTTCTATGAAATAAAAGATGAAGGAGATCATGGTGGTTGTGCGAAAAGCGTTTCAGAAATTATATCTGATATTGCCAAAGGCATTGACGAACTAAGACAAAATTGCAAAGAAGACTGTGAAAAAGAAAATAACGCACTTTTATTGACAAGAGGTTGTAATAGTAGTGATATGGAAAAGGCTCAAAGGTCTGCTCTAAGAAATAGAAATGATGTATTACTTTCACAATTACCAACTGACTATGAAGATAATAAAATAAAGGATTTGGCAATTAAAAGAACACCATGGAAATTAGGTGAAATACCTAATGAACTTAATCCTAATACTGAATATAACAGAGGACAACAAGTAAAAATATCAGCCAGTTTAACAATGGAAAATGGAACAGATTGTAGCAGACATGACTTAAGCGAAGTAGAATTAGATAATTGTTTTGGTCCTTTTAGACCCATGACACCAGAACAATATCCAGTATTATTTTATAAAATAACTAAAGATTTTATGGGATCTATGTTATGGACTCTATTAGGAATATTTGTATTCTTTATAATGCTTTATATTTTATGTCTCTTTAATTCAATAGGCAGAGCAGCATATAAATTAAATGAAAATGCTGGTATGATTGAAGGAGGTATGGAAAGTACAGGTATGAATATGGATAATATTGTAAAAATGATTAAATAATTAATTACTGGTCACCACCCCTGGATTTCCAAAATGACTAAACAACCATGTATATTCACTAGTATTTTTTCCATCATTTAATACCCCCGGAGCATCATATGGATAATTTAATATTTTTGTTAATGAATTATTATTCGATATACACGCTTCTGGTATATTATTATTTTCTATAGGGTTTCCATTAGAATCCCATTGTTTTTCATTATATTTATTACAAAATGACGATGAATATAAATTTTTAGTATTTTCGGATATATAATATTTACTTAAATTATCTAATTCAAAAAAATTATATGTTTTATTTTTAATATCTTTAAAATCTAATATTTTATTATTTGTTACATATAAATTATTTAAAGTATTCTCTAAATCTTCATTTACCATATCTTGATTTAATAATATGCCTTTGGAATGGTCAACTTGTCTTACATCATATGTATTTAATATATTATTTGTAGCCCGTTCATCTATATTTAAATAATTTAAATAATATTTATTATTTAAATAGACTAAATCCATTACAAATTTAACTGAATAATAATTTTTAACATCATGTAACATAGATATTGTTATTATTCTATAATTATTTTTATCATCTTTGATAATATATAATCCTTCTATATCATTTACATAATATTCATTTTTTTGTAATACATTATTTAATTCAGATATTACTCTTTTTAAAATATTATTTACTTTAGTTTTCAAATCAGTATCTATTGTTTGTCTATTCAGATAGCATTTTGATTGAACATTGTCCAAAACAATTTTGTCAGATGTTTTGATATCATTTAATACATTAAAGAATTTAAATTGAGGATCATTAAAATCCGTTGTATCAAAATTTTCAACTATCTTATTATTCAAAGAACTATTTGTTTTGGATTTCTTAAAAAAATGATAACATACAAATAATGATATTATAACTATTAATGGATAAATATATCTCATATATATATATATAATTTATATTTTATTTATTTTATTGTTATTAAAATACTTCTATTCAATCTTATAGTTATTAATAAAATCTTCAATAAAACCTTTACATCTAATGAGTTGTTCTTGCTTGCGGGCCCCTGTTATTAATATTTTACCTTTTTCAAATGCTGCAATAGTCACTCCTTTGCATTCACCTTCTCCATCGCCTGTCCCTTTACCCTTACATATTTCAGAACATCTGCATATGCCTGAATTACCATTATTTGTATTAAAATAATATTTAATATTAACACCAGGATACCAATCAGGTTCGTAAACTGAATAATATCCTGCATCCACTATTTTATCTTGTAATAAATCTCTATCTATATTTTTCTTAATATCAAAATCACTATTCATCATTACAATTCTGTAATTATTGATTTCGTTGACATCACTATCAAATATCTCTTTGAAAGTATTAAACATAGGAATTAATTTGTCATTTAATAATTTAGAACCTTGTTCTTCATATTTTAAACCAGTCATTTGAATTTTCCCATTATTAAAGAATTTTACATTTATTAATTTATTATCATAATAACAATGTAATGTTAATTGATTAAAGAATGTTCTTTTTGCTTTTTCTTTTCTTTTCTTTTTATCATTCTTTTTAGCATATCCTTTATAATTATTATCACCATGCTCGGTATATTTTATAAAATCATCAATAGATGTTTGTGAATATAAATTTTTTAATTCAATATTACTATTTAGTTGAGTACAAGCAGTCATTGTTGATAAACGGAGTCCTTCCATTCTTTAAGTATTACAATTAATTATATTAATATTTCTTTAAGTATTTTCAAATTTAAAATTTCTATTTAAAAATAATTCCATAAGAATTATAACATGTATAAATTTATCATAAATACAGAAACACCAGATATATATTCATCGATTTTATGGTATATCTCTAAACTTAAAAATGATAATAAAGTCTTTGGTTTTTCTAACGATGGTTTGAATAGAGATAATAATGATGATAAATATATTGATTTTTTAGCATATAGTGATAATATCACATTTACATATAAGGAGTTCCAAATTTCTCTAAAGAAAAAAAGGATTGATAATGCACAATTCTCAATGGGAAGACATGAATTATGTTTTTTTGAAGAAATGAGTTTGACCTTAGAGGACGATACATTATATTCCGAAGCACAAATCAAATTAATTAAAGATTTCATATTAGAATCTAAAGAATTATTTGATAAAAATAAAAGATATACTGATTCATTAGATAAATTAATATTATATTCTTATTCAGATGGTTATTGGGATGATATAAAACGAATTAATAAAAGAAAATTAGATACTATTATTTTAGACCCGGATATAAAAAAAAATATTAAATCAGTGATTGACCGATATAATAATGAAGATCTTAAAAATAAACTTAAGAGTTTTGGTATTAACCACAAGCTAAATTTAGTATTATCTGGATTACCCGGAACTGGAAAATCTAGTTTAATGATATGTATTGCGTCCATATTAGATAAAGATCTAGCAACTGTTGATTTTAATGATAAAATAACTGATGCAGGATTTATAAAAGCATTGAACCGTATGCCGAGCGATTGTTTATTCGCTTTAGAAGATATTGATTCATTATATATAAATAGAGATAAATCCCTCGAAAATAACAAAATTTCTTTTAGTTGTATATTAAATTTCTTAGATGGGATGTATTCTAAAAGTGATCAAGTTACAATCATAACAACCAATCATTTAGATAAATTAGATAAAGCTATCATAAGACCAATGAGAATAGATAAAATATTTAAATTTAGTTATTGTAGTAAATATCAAAGCGAAACTATATTTAATATATTCTTCCCAGAATCAAATATATTTGAAGATATTTTTAAAATAATTAAGAATAAAAAATATACCACCGCCATGCTACAAAAGTGGTTCATAACTTATATTTATGAACCAGATGAATTATTAAACAATATTAAAATATTCGAAGAATTAATCGATGTCAGTTCTGATAAAGATTATAATATGTTCACATAAATTCAAAGAACATATATATTTATTCTTAAATTATAAATTATAAATTTGAAATAGTAATTTCAATACATTTATTATTCAAACAAAAACAAGTTCATTCTTCAAGAACTTAATTCACATCACAGAACATATATTATTCTTAAATTATAAATTATAAATTTGAAATAGTAATTTCAATACATTTATTATTCAAACAAAAACAAGTTCATTCTTTAAGAACTTATTACATACTCATAACTAAACAACAAACACCTATAATATGGTCATAGCACTTCCTATTGTAATGGCTGCAATCTGTGCTAAAAATCCATGTTCCTCATGCACAGATACAATCAATAATACTACACCAGAACAATTACTATCTATTCCCAAATATAGTAAAGGCGAAACCGAATGGACTGATGACGATCTGATTCAATATACTGTACCTTATAGGATTGATAAAGCAGTATCAACCAAAAATATCTCTATTGTAAGAAAACCTGTTACATACCAAACTGTGCCATGTCATAACAAATTTAATAAGAATTCTGCTAAATCCCTGCGTCGCCGAGGTGCACTGTTTCAACCAGGCCGTACCAACTGTAATCAACGCACTCTCCGTTAAACTACATATAATATAATAAAAAGTAATAATAATAATATTTTTTTTATGTTTTTATAAATATTATAAAATATTATTTAATTATAATGGAAAATGAAAATACTGAATATAAAGATGGAGATCACAATTCATTTATAGAATATGTATTCACTGAAGAACCAAAATCCCCTAACACTATTAAATTAGAATTAGGTTCTCCTCTGGGGAGTAATAATATTAATAAACATATATTTGAACAATTATTACAGATATTCACAGATGGCATGAAATATCTATATTCAGATGATAATAAAAAAATTGATATAGCATCTCTAGAAATTGATTCAATTATAAAAATGAAAGATTATTTTACATCCTTCGGAGTTGAATTAATATTTGATATATATAATCAACAAAATTATATTATTAAACCATATATTTATAATAGTCCTGAATTATATAATAAAAGTAAATCTGTTAATGATTTCTATTATGAAATCCCTTTGGAAAAAGACAATAATATGTTAGTTTATAGAATATCTTTTAATTTATAAATTAACTATATAAATGTTTGTAAAATTCAATTATGACGATTTTCCAAATGTCCATGCAACTTTTGGCAAATTGAATTCAAATAATGACTTCAAAATATTAACAAATGAATGGTTAAAATTATATGAACAAAAGAAACCTTTTACATTTATTTTTGATTCAAGTAATTTGGAAGTTTCAAATATAAAATATAGTTTTAAAATGTCTGCATTTATTTATAGATTAAAGAAAATGCCAGTTCAATATTTACAAAAAAGTATTATAATAGTTAATAATTCATTTATACAATCATTATTAGATTTAATATTTTATATACAATCCCCAGTAGCGCCTGTATATATTATTAAAGATCCTAATAATGTTCAAAAAATACTAGATAATTGTTTTGATGATATTGAATATAAATATATTATCTAGACATTTGTACAATTTTATAATAAATAAATAATCCATAGAAATTCTTTGAAATTATATCTAAAATATTATAAGATATATTTTTTGTTTTAATATCTGTCATTGCTGCTACACCATACAATCCCCACACAACTAATAAAAACGTAAATAATTTTTTACCTAATATAGATTTCTTAGCATATTCTTTATATATTAAATCAAATGATAAATAGAAAAATATAAATCCAAGGGTAATACCTATTCTTTTATCTATGACACCTGCTTCTCCTAAAAATCCACACAATAACATTAATCCATTATAAATAAATATTTTAAATATATTTGATTTATTGTCTTTTAAGAAATCTATCATTTTGAAGCTGGTATCTAAATTTTTATCTTTTAATTCTTGATATTTCATAAATACAATAGTAGATGTTAACATAATTGGTGTTGAGAAAACCCAATCTATATATCTTCTGGGCGTGACACTTTTCAGATTATGAATAGCGAATATGACCCATATATAAAAACAAGATTCAATTATTTGGACTACACCTTCTAGGAGAAGTATTTCTTTAAGAACATAATCGCTATCTTTAATCTTTACAAATAATCCCCCAAAACTAACTATAGTTGTTATAATTTGGACTACCAAAGAAAAATATATGGTTTTAGAAACTAACGTATTTGTTTCAAGTACCATTATAAAATATTAGATATTTTTATTTATAATAATATCAATATATAAAAAAAATATTTAGCTAAATATGTATTAAATTATATTAAAGATTTCTAAGTTTATCTCCTAATGAAACAGAGGGGTTAGAAACTACTGCTTTTTTAGCTCTATAATTTATTTCATCTTCATTATCACCGTATTTCTCGAATGTATATATTTTGTCGGCATAATTAAATTTATATGCTAATTTAGTGCAAGATTTACAACAGTGTGTTGTTTTTAGATCTCCTGTTTTACCATACCTCCATATATAAATATCATATTTATTTTTCTTATCGTATTTGTTACAATATTTAATTGCTTGTTCTTCAGCATGACAAGTTATTTTAGAAGAATTATTACCATTCGCACGACATGAACCACTTTTAACAATATTCTTTTGTTTTCGGTCGTAAAACGCAATACAGGACACACACACCGCACACAGCGCGACAATAAAGATGACTGATATCTTGATTATTTCGCAAATTCAAAGGGATCTCTGACAAGATAAAGTTAGACATTATTTAATTGAAGTACTTTATATATTTGTTTATTAATAAGTTTGAAGAAGATAAATGTTCAGATATAAGGTTTTTAGATTAGTATTTAATAATACTATTTTAAAATTTCAAATTTATTTGCCGTATATCTCTTTAGATCTTTTATATAAAGGTGTTCCTTTTTTGATTGCTACGAAACCTTTAATACCTAATTCTTTTCTTGCTTTGGCAACGGCACCGAACCATGATACTCCTTTATTAGGTGATAATTTTTTTCTCAAGGTTTTTCTAGGTCCCTTGTTGGCAGTTTTTCTCCGCGATTTCTTCGATAAAGATTTAGGTTTCTTAACACGAACAGAAAATCTGTAAGCAGTAGATCTAGATTTTTTTGAACGAGATTTTTTAGGCGGCATGTTTTTATAATATATAATAGAAAAAAATTTTATCAAAAAGGAACAAAAGAATTAGATAAATCTACAGCCTCTCCCATATTTGGAGAAGGATATCTTTCTGAATTTAAAGAGATAATTCTTTTTTCAAACTTATTATCATTATGAATAATTAATATTTGTGGTTTTCTATATTTATTATATCCACAATCATCTTGTTTACCAAAAGCTCTACTCATACCAACATCAATTCTCCATAGTCTATCATTATACATTGAATTTAAATATTTATCTTCCATAAATTGTGGAGTATGTGAAATAACCATACCTTTTATGGGAATTAGTTTTTTATTTTTTTTATTAATTAATTCTATTAAATTGTTAAACATTTTCAAATTATTATCTGGATTATCATCTTCATCATAATCTTCCCCGTAAATTCTACACCAAAATGGAGACATATCATCATCCTTTCTAAATATTTCATCAAATAATTCAGATTCAACGGAGGTTTCTGTTTTTAATAACCATTTGCTAACAATTTCATTAATTTCAGCAATAGTATATTTATCTATTAATTGTAAACTTAATCCTCCATGAACAAATATATATGAACCAATAATAATTATACTTTTTTTCTTTTCAGCATATAATTTAGAAATATTACTGCCTCTTTCAAACGCTTTAGTTCTATGCCAATAACCTAAGGGATATCCATCATTAGTTAATTTAGAAGTTCTTTGATTTTGAGGAACGAATTCTAAAAATTCCTTTGGTGATACATACCTAAAATCCTTATCCACATTCATTAATTCATGATTACCTAATAATCCTAATACTCTGCCACCAACTAATTTAGCTTCTTCATCTAATCTTAAAAATAACTTTATAATTTCCATATTACTACCTTCATCTTCTAACACGACCTCATTCTCCTTGACACAATTATTATCTGCCCATTCATCTGGTCTGCATCTATCTATTTGATCTCCTAATTGAATAACCCACGAATCATTGCCACACCAATGAACATTATTAATATCGTTTATAGAACTATTTTGAGGTATTAATTCACCCAATTTTAATACTTTTAAAGTGACCGTCAAATCACCGTGCAAATCACCTATACATACTAATCTATTAACGGGAGGGTATATTCCAATCATATCATAACGAGGATCTAATGATTTTATTTCTTTTTTAACTTGATTAACAGAATTTTGTTGGATGGTATTCATTTCATGTGTTTTGACGGCATTAGTTTTTTCTGCTATAGTAGTTGGTTGTGATAATCTTCTTTTATGAACATTAACTTTAGGGGGACCAGATTTGGATTGATTTGATTGTAAATTACCAGATACTGAATTTCTCCTTTTATAATCTTTATCATTATCTATTGAAAATGACTTAGTATCTGTTGGTTGTTGTTGTTTTTTTTTTAATCTATCTATAATAAAAGATTTTAATAGTATTAATAAATCTTGTCTGTTATATTGTTTTGTTTTATCAATTAATTTATATTTTAAACAAAGATTAATTATTTCATCATTTGATAATTTATCAAAATCAATACCATTAAATATCATATAATATTAAATTAACTTTATCTTAAAATATAAACTAATATATATATGGAATTATGGATGAAATACGCATTAGTTGCTGCAGTATTTATTGCTATTAGAGATGTATTTTCAAGTAAAATAGCAAGAAAATATAACTATATTGATTATATAGTTCATGCAAATATTTTAGTATTTTTAGGAACTATGGTGTATGTTTTATTTACAAAAAAGAAAATTAAAATAATAGATAATTATAGTGATTTATTTACAATAATTCTTAGATTATTCATAGTATATTTAATAGTCGAACCTTGTATATATAATTCATTTAAAAATACAAATAATCCTTCAAAAGCCTCTACTGTGATTAATTTAAACATAGTAGTTTTATTTTTGATAACAATAGTATTTTTAAATAAAAAAATAGATTTTAAACAATTTTTGGGTATAGTATTAATATTAGGTGGATTTTTTTGTATTAGATGAGGATAATATATTTCAACAATTTATTTCTAACCACTTATTTATGTGACCCTTGCTAGGTTTGTTACTTTTATTCCAATCCATTAATATAATGTTTTTTTTTGTACATAATAAATCATATGGAGTAGGTATATAATTAATGAATTTTTTACCGTGTGTGGCGCTCATAATAGACGCCATAATGGATTGAAATGATTCATATTGCGTTTCACCTTCAGTAGGTTGGACACATAATTTAGTAATAGGTTCATTATAGTCAATACTACTATCATTATTATAACTAAAATATATCATATCTCTGTTTTTCTTAGAACCTGTGACTAATGGATTATCAATGACATAATCTTTAATCATATCAATATTTTTATTAATTAACCTGAAATCATTCAAATAATCATTACAGGAAGCGTATTCATTAATACCTTTTTTAATATCTTTTTTTTCTTCTTTAAAATAATAAATAAATAGTTCTAAAATTTCTGGATCAGATTCAATTAAATCTAATGTTTTTTGGGCGCATACTTGTGTGTTATATGCCAATACATTAAATTTATCAATATCAACTTGAGATTTAATAGTTTGAGGTCCCACTTCTTTAAAATCATCGGTATTATTAAGAGTAATAAAATATGCAAACATTTGACAGAACCCTTGAGTATTTACAGATTGATAAAGATTATATGGATCATATATTTTGTCATTCAATAAAGATTTATAATGTGTACAGGACGATGGTTTATAAAATATAACTTTATCCATTATATGAATATATTCATATATTTAAATAAATTTAAATAAATTTTTCAAATTTTTTTTGATGGAGATTTCTTTTTGGATTTCTTTTTGGATTTCTTTTTTGATTTCTTTTTTGATTTGACTGTGGGTTTTGATTTAGGAGTTTTTTTTAAGGGACTAAATTTAGTAATTAAGGAATAATACAATACTAAACATTCTTCCGGTTTTATTCGTTTATTATAATCAGGATCACACATTCTTGAGAATAGGTTAAATAATTCTGTTAAAAATGAACTATTTTTAATAAATTTTGATTGATTATAATCAATAAATAAGTATGGTATCATAATACCTAAACTAAATACATCAATCATAGAGTATAGTTGTTTATAATTACTTTTTGAATCATTTTTTAGAGAATGTTCAGCACAGCCTTTAAAATCATTACCTAATAATTTATATATTTTGGCACCTTTATCGTAATGTTTTCTTTTTATTATTTTTAATAATTCTTCAGGTGATTCATGTTTAGGGGAATGTGAATAAATATATTCAACTGGATACCACAAATAATATCTCCGGTTATTTAATTCAGATAAAGACCTATTCTTAAAATGCGTATAATCATTTAATTCAGATGATAATCCAAAATCTATATATTTGAATACATTTTTATGTAATACAATATTGTTTACTTTAATATCTAAATGACTTATATTATTCTTATATAATTCATTCAACCCAATAAATAATGGTTCCATTTTTAATAATAAAATATACATAGATTTATCGATATTTTTTTTATTATTTAAAACTTTCTGAACAAAATGATCTTCAAATGTATCACCACCATACAATCCGACCATCATATTATTAGTTTCATTAAATTTGTCTTCATAGTATTTTTCCATACATTTTAAAATATCTTTATCATAATTTTTAAGAATATTACCATAGAGGGGTGCCTTACAAAATTTATCATATATTAATGCCCAATCATTATAACCTTTGATTTTTTTTATTAATCCATTTATTTTTCTTTCTTGATTAAGATATTTATCTGATTTTGATCCATAAACTATTTTAGATATTTTAGTATTGTCAACACTATCTTTTGAGTTTGCGCATGGAATATTTGGTTGAAATATACAAGAACTTGACCCGGTTGCTAATATTTTCGCGCCTTTCCCTCTATTATCACTTATAGATGTTTCTATATCCTTATTAATTAATTTACCGCCATACATATATTATATGTAATATTTTTTATTTGTTTATACAGATAAAATAAAATATTATATTGAAATATTATGGATAATAACAATTCTATTTTCGTCCAAGCAAAAATCGAATATACACACCAATTAGTAGATACACTAAAACCAAGTTTGTATGATGGTTTAAAATCTATTTATGATGATGCAAAAGATTTATATAAATCTAATTCTTCAACATCATTATTATTTATTTTTAGAACATTATTAGAAAAAATACCAGAATGGAATAATGAATTAATTATAAATGAAACAGATAGAATTATAGAATGCTCTAAATGTGATTGGTTAGATGAATTAGTAACTGCTGTTTATATTAGTCATACTAAAATTTTAATGTCTATTGGCAACAGTAATTCTAATAAAATAAATTTAACAATACCTAAATTAATAAATTTTGTACACAAATGCTATATAAATATAGCTAGAGAAATATGGAAAAACCCATTATTATTTTCAGAAGATATATCTGGATATGAATATCAAAAAAATATGAATGTTATTGAAAGTATTATTTGTAATTGTATAGAAAATACAATTAGAATATCATTACCTGTTAAAGAAATTCTCAAAGAACATTTAGATATTAATGAAAATAAATCAAATGGAGCATCTAATGAAAGCAAATTATTAAATGAATTAAAAGATTTATTATTAAATAGTAAAAAACAAGATTTAATTGAAAATAATACTGATGATAAAGACACTGATGATAAAGATACTGATGATAAAGATACTGATGATAAAGATACTGATGATAAAGATACTGATGATAAAGATACTGATGATACTAAAATAGATGAAAAAACTGATGGTACTAAAATAGATGATAATGATAATTTGAAACCTAAAAATGTTTATATAAATGATAGTGATTATGAATCACCTGATGAAGATGCTATCAATGAGAAAGTAGAAAACATAGAAATAAATGATATCCCAGATATCTCTAATACTGAAAATGTCGTTGAAACCGTATATGATAACCCAAATATTATAGATAATCCCCAAAAAGAAAATGATGAATTATACCAGAAATTAATAAAAATAAACGAAAATAATATAGATCTGCCTGATTCAGATAACCCCATCAGAGTAGAAAAGGTAGAAAATTTAATTAATAAAGATATATTAGAAGTTAAAAATGAAGACATATCAAAAGAACCAGATATACTATCAGATCCAATATCAATTGAAGATGAACTTAAAAAACAAGAAAGTGTAAGAGGGTATGATAAAATTCAAGATATTACTAAAGAAGAAACTAAATCAAATAAAGATACTGGGGAACAAATTGTAGTCGACCCACAAAAAGTAGATAAACATAATAAAAGAGACTTGACTTATATTGAAGACATTATAGATCCTCAAACTGTATCTAAAGAACAAACTGAAATAGTTTCAGTTGATAAAAGAGATGATGATACAGAAACTATTGATTTATTTTATAATGATTTAAAAGAAATATCTGATAAAAAAGGTTTAACAATGGAAGCTGTTGATGAGGATAAATACACATTATTTGATGATTTATAAATGAATAATAACATTATTTGATGAATTATAAATGAATGATCACATTATTTGATTATTTATAATTGTATATAATTTATTTTTGTATTTTTTATATATTAATATGTTATAAAAAAATGAATAATAGCATTGTTATGGATATTATATTAAGTTTATCATTAATATTTATATATTATATATATACCAAAATCGATAAAGAAGTCAAATTAATTAATACTAGACAAATGATTGCCTTATTTATAATTAATATGGTTATATTAAATATAATTAAATTATTATTTACATGTAATGTTTCATCTGTTAATAATAAATGTTCTATACCATTTCATGACAAGCCTCCATTTTAAATATTAAAATTTATAATAAAATTTCTTAGGAAAATTCTTCTTTTTAGTTCTAAATTCTTTAAATATTTCATTTTGAATAATACTCAATGGTAAACAATTATTAGCGTATTTGGCAATAGATACATACATATCAAAATTATCTTCTAAATAATATAGTTCTAAATTATTTTTACCCAATGTGAATGAATAAATAAAGTCTATAATATATTGTTTGTCTTTATAATCTATATCTTTATCGTAATTTAGTTCATCCAATATAGTAATAGATAATCTAGATAAATCAAAATTATAATTTGGTTTTATATCATATTCATCATTATTTTTTTTATATAAAAATGTATCAATAGGATATTTATATTGTCCATCTGCTTCTCCATATTTACTAAAACAATCACTAAAAAATAATTTATTTTTGAATGTAAATATTGCTCTTCCGAAATCTATAATTTTGAATATATATCCAAATGTAGGTACTTTAAAATATATATTATTAAATTTATAATAAAGATATGTTTTATCTGTGCGCTGATACATAATATTATCAATATGCAAATCATTATGAGTAAATAGAAAATGTTTTTGTAGATATGCCAATCCATATGACACTTGGAACAAACAAGATAAAATTAATTTATCATTAAAATTATCTGTCAATATTTCAGATAATAATCCATCTAATTTTTCTATGAAAAATAGTTGACACGGCATATTTTTGACCACTGAAATATAATCATTATCATCTTCTGAATCAGAGTCCATATAAATATCCATTTTAAATTGATCTCCTAGATTTTTATGAAACCACGCTTCCTCTTTAAATTCATGGTAATCTTCTGAAATATCAAAATTATATTTTTTCATTATACCATTCACAGAACCATAGTATATAGGAAAATTAGGTAAAATATCATTTTCACTTAATTCTGAACATATAAATGAAAAGAAAGTATCTATATATGCTGTATTATTCATACTATTTATTTTTTCAGATGTATTAGCATTATAGTTTGACGGTAATAATGGATTTCTATGAACTAAATTATTATAGTTGTTTTTAATGAAATATAATGGCTCCAATATTGGTATTATTTTACAAAATATTTCTAAATTTAGTAGTTTATGTTCTTTAGAATCATAAACAGTACCGTTTAATAAACAATTAGAATGATAATATTTAAATTTAGTAAAATCTGATAATTTATGAATATAATATCTCCTTTTTAAATCAATATATCTATGTGAATTTTTTGTATTATAGATGTGAAAATATAACGAATACAAAGGATTATATACTTGTAAATTACTCATATTAAATAGTTCAGAGCATGATTTATATAAATTATTTATTAATTTTTTATCCCAAATATATTTATTTACATATAAATCTGACATAGTTATAAAAATTATTTAGAATTATTTTGTTATTTAAACTAATTATCATCTTCATCTTTATTCATACCTAATTTAGAAGCAAATTGTTTTCCAGTTGTATTCATGAATTGTATAGCATCTTTAGTACATTTTTCATTTAAATATACATTTTCAGTTGGATTTATCTGTTTATATAAAATTAAGATATCTAAGATATGTTCAAAATGTTCTTGAGGTAGATTTTCAAACATAATTATATATATATATATTAAAAATATATGTTTTTAAATATTAAATAATTTATATTAAATATTATAATGACTGAAATACAATTAAAGAAGTTTGATATGTCAGATATTAAAGATGATAAAGTTGTAGTATTAATTGGTAAAAGAGACACAGGAAAATCATTTTTATGTAAAGATATATTATATCACCACCAAAATATACCTGTGGGTCAAGTTATTTCAGGAACAGAAGGTGCTAATCAATTTTATAGTAAAATAGTCCCTAAATTATTTATTCATGGAGAGTTCGATACTCAAATAGTTCAAAATATGATTAAAAGACAAAAAATTATGATTGATAAAATCAATGCAGGTGATACTACTATAGATCCGCGTTCATTTCTAATATTGGATGATTGTTTATATGATAATACATGGGCAAAAGACAAGTATATGAGGTCAGTATTTATGAATGGACGTCATTTCAAAATGTTATTTTTATTAACTATGCAGTATGCTTTGGGTATTCCTCCAAATCTAAGAACAAATATTGATTATGTATTTATTCTAAGAGAAAATTATGTTAGTAATAGAAAAAGACTGTATGAACATTATGCTGGCATGTTCCCATCATTTGAAATGTTTTGTCAAATAATGGATCAATGTACTGAAAATTATGAATGTTTAGTAATAAATAATAATGCCAAATCAAATAAATTAACTGATCAAGTATTTTGGTATAAAGCAGTCCCACATGATGATTTTAAAATAGGAGCGCCATCTTTCTGGGAATATTCCGAAAAAAATATATTAAAAGAAGGTGAAAATAGTCAAATAAGTTCTGGATATAAAAATAAAATATTAGTCAAAAAAAATGATTTATATTAAATTTCTTGATATCCCGGTGTTAAATTACCATCACAATGTTTAATGGCCGGAAATCCTTTCACTTCGGGAGGACAAGCTCCTTTATCTTTAGCACAATCTATATAAGTATGTTCAATACCTTTGTCCTCTAAATATTTCTTTTGCTTTTTGGTCCATCCACACCAATCAGCCCCATATACAATAGGTTTACAACTATTATCGCTATTATTACTATTATTATTTGCCGCACTCTTATTAACTATTCCAGCGCCGGCCGCATCATTATTATCCATATTACCTTTACTAAATTGTGAAGGACCTGCCCCGGGGAGATAATTAACAACATCTTTGAGATTAGTTAAACCGAAACTTTTAAGAGTTGAATAATCTCCTTGTAATGTTTTAGGTATTTCTCTTCCATATGGACCTTGAGCACTGACATATAACTGCTCACCTTCTATATTCCCTTTTAATACAGTCTTCTCAGGACCACCCATTGAATTAACTCCTGATAAATCACAATCTCTGCTAGCACTATCATTAGGATTACTTGCCGGTTGTCCAGTCCCGCGACCACATGTATCACCAAGACTGTTTACAGAATTATTATTACCTGACCCGGCATCACACCCTTGACCTTCAATTAATTTACTGAACATTTTAGTATTGCAATCAACAATAACAAACCCAACTAATACTAATAAAAAAATCAACATAAAATCACGTTTTTTACCAATATTTTCGATACTCTTAAAAATATTTACCATTTTATAATATAATATATATATTTTTTTTATCTTAATTATGAAATTTAATAAATCATATCCTCTAATTTCCAATATTCATATTTTCCATTAATAAATCTTTTTAAAATAAATGGAATTTTTTTATCATTTAATTCTTCGAGTGCAATATCATAAATATTATCATATTTACTATAATCCTTAATCAATGGCAAACATCCTGATTCTAATTGTTCACACCTTTTTGACAATATTTTTGTTTTCTCATATTTACTTAATACTTTTGAAGATTTATTATGTTTTTTAAAATTAATATAATTTTTTTTAAAAACATTTATATCTTCCATATTTTCTACAATATGTTCTTCGACACCCATATCAATATCATCATCAGATTCTCCCGGTTCCAATTCAATATCAACCGATTCAATAAAATTTTGAGGATCTATAATATCGTCATCTTCGTCCATTTATTATAATATAAAAAATATATTTAAATAAATTCAAATTTATTAATTTATTTATTAATTAATTTATTAATTTATTTATTCGTCCATTTTTGTCCACAGTAATTACAACTATAAATATATTTCATATTTTCTTTATCATATTTTATATAAATTATATCTGACATTTTTTCTTCAACTATAGATATACATTTAGAATTAGGACATTTAATATTCTTATTATGAATATGGGGTAAAGTCAAATCATAATTAATAAATTTATTATTATTTATACTCTCGCTCAAATCTATGTTAAAATCATTATCATAAATTAGATTTTCCTTATAATCTACTTTATTCGCACATGCTTTACAATATAAATATAATTTAGATGTATCTTTATCCAAATAAATATACATAGAATTATTACAATTATCACAGAATTGATTTTCCATTATATTATTACTATTATAAATTATTTATTAAATATATATTTCAAATTTAAAATTATTATTCTAAACTAATATTAATCTTATTACAAAATTCTTTAAAATTATTTAATAAATTATTATAATTAATTGAATAATTAACTGCATAAATTGAAATTAGTATCTTTTTAGAGTCAATATCCTTATATTTTAAAATATTATTATAAATATCTTTATAATTTTCATTAAAATTTTTACAAATGGCATCTTTAAAAACTATAAATTTCGGTGGGATATCTAAATAATTTTTTATTAATAATGAATTAATATTCTCAAAAAATATTATATCATTATAATTATTAATAATATCAATTTGATGTTTATTTTTCTTATAAAATCCTGGTTCATTTAATAGTGGATCACAATCTAATAATGATTGTATTGATAATAATACAGTAGATACATCCATTATAGTTGTCCATCCTGGTCCCGACCAGGTTCCTAATATTGATAAACATACTTTACCATATCCAGATTTATGTGATTTTACATATAAATTTGGATGTATTCTTACATTACCTCTGGACACATATGAAACATCTGGTGGAGAATATGGATAATTTTTAGGAAAAGTTATATTAAAAAATAAATATCCTCCTTCATATAAGGTGTTTTTAGGACCTATAATCATAGCATGCGCTTCTAACATATTTTCTTCATTAAATTCTATATATATACCATGATCATTTAATTTATAATGTTCGATAGATTTTATATCTTTATTAAGAATTCTTTTAATAGCTTTATTCATAATAATATAATTAATATTACAATATTTATACTTAAATATTTTATAAATTTGATAATTAAATTATATATATATCTCAAAAAAAACTATATTTAAAAATAAATTTGATAAAATTAATATATTTATAGAATTTATTAAATGGACGAATTATCTAATTTCTTATCAAATAAAAGAAAAGGTAATAATCAAGAACCTACACATATTGTATATGATAGTAATTCAAGTCTAAGAGGTTCATACAATATTGAATCATCAGAAATACCTAAACTATTTGATATAGTTGAAAATATAAGAGGTACAGGATTAAATGTGTCGTTGTTAGAAAGATTAGGTGATATATGCCCATTAATTATTGATTTAGATTTCAAATATAAAGATAATATTAATTGCAGACAATATACAACTGAATTTCTCAAACAATTATCTATATATTTATATAAAAAAATTAATGAATTATATAATTTAACTTCTGATAGTCAATCCCATATATGGATTATGGAGAAACCTAATATTTCTGAATGTGATAAACCACAATATTCTAAAAAAGACGGTATTCACTTAATATTCCCTGATATTGTTGCAGAAAAATCGGGTTATATTAAATTGATGGAAACTATAGTATCTGACAAAGATATTGTAGATACATTATTCAAAGATTATAATATTTCTGTACCATCTAATGATATTATAGATATTTTTGATACTCATATATATAAACCGGGAAATTGGTTCATATATGGTTCTGGTAAACCAGGTGATACCACATATGAATTAACTCACATATATAAAATTAATGAAAATAATGTTGAAGAACAATCTATAGATATTTATTTAGAAAATCCTAGAGAAATCATGGATAAATGTAGTGTTCGTATTAATAATAATATTAATGTAATTTATAAAGGTCCTGAAATACTTAAAAAGATAACTCCCATAAGAAGTGTAAATTCACAAATCGATTTAACTGATATTGAAAATATGGCCAATGTCGTTAGAATTAAAAAAGAAGACTTAGACTTTGCTAAAAAACTATCTAATATTCTTTCACAAGAACGCTCGTCTGATAATAAAACATGGATAGATGTGGGTTATTGTTTACATAGCATCTCCCCTAATCATTTACTAAACTCATGGATTAATTTTAGTAAGAAATGGATAGGGTATTGTAATCAAGAGGAATGTGAAAGACAATGGGATTATATGAATAATACTAATACTCCTCAATATACTATGGGTACCCTGATATTCTGGGCAAAACAAGATAATCCTGACGAATTTAGTAAAATTCAAAAAGATTCACTAAGTAAATTAGTTGATAAATCATTAATTGGTGAAAAAACTTGCGGCGCTCATACAGATGTAGCAAATATTGTATATAATTATTATAAAAATTTATTTGTATGTAGTGGATTAAAAGAAAATGCATGGTTCTATTTTAATGAAATCAATGGTCGATGGAAAGAAACAGAACAAGGACATATTTTACGGATGAGACTATCATCTGATATTATAGATATATATCAACATTACAGTGAAATTTATAAAGATAAAAGAGGTCCTGATCCTGAAACAGAAACATATGAAATTTATGATAGAAAACATACAAATTGTATGAAAGTTATGATTAAATTAAAGGATTCTAATTATAAAGATAAAATTATGAAAGAATGTAAAGAAAAATTCTATGATGGTGAATTTATGGATAAATTAAATAGTAATAAAAATTTAGTTGGTTTTGATAATGGAGTCATTGATTTGAAATATGAAACAATTAATTATAACGGTAATCTTAAAGAAACTATATTTAGACAAGGTCGTCCAGACGATTATATTAGTTTATCTGTAGGTTATTCATTTCCTGTAGATATTGCCGATTTACCTATAAACATTGATAAAATTAAAGATAATATTGTTCATATTAATGATTATGAATCATTAAATGCAGACCTGGATGACTTTATAGAAAAAGTATTACCAAATGAAGATGTCCGAGATTATACTTTAAGATTCTTATCCAGCTGCCTAAGTGGTGAAGTCAGAGAAGAAAAATTCTACTTCTGGACTGGTTCTGGTGCTAATGGCAAATCAAAAATTACAGATCTAATTACGTCTACATTAGGTGGATATTCTAAAACTATGGATGTATCTTTCTTAACAACTAAAAGAGGTAGTTCTTCTAGTGCTTCTCCTGAATTAGAAGCAATTCGTTATGCTCGATTTGTATCTATGTCAGAACCTGAAAGAGATGATCAAATATATGTTGGCAAACTCAAACAAATTACCGGCGGTGATACTATGACCAGCAGAGGATTATTTAAAGATACAACTGAATTTAAACCTCAATTTAAATTAATGCTTATGTGTAATGAATTACCAAAACTCGCTGGTAATGATGGTGGTGTTCATAGACGTATTGAAGTTGTAGATTTTATCTCTAAATTTACAGATAATCCTAGACCATCTGTAAATAACCCTCACCAATACCACGCTGATTTAGAACTTGGTACCAAATTAAAAAAATGGAACATCCTATTTATGATCAAATTATTAGATTATTATAAAATATATGATAAAGAAGGAACCAGAGCACCTTCTTCAGTCACTGAAGCCACCAAAATATATATTACTGAAAATGATGTCATGCAAAAATGGATATCTAATGCTTTAGAAGAATCAGATAACCCTACTCCATTTGATGATTTACTAGATAACCTTAAATCTTGGTGTGAAGATGAAGGATACGACTTTAGAAAAATTCAAAAACAAGAAGTTAAAAAAGTACTAATTAAAGAACATGAAAAAACAACATACGGATCTCCTATCTTCGGTAAAGTATTAGCAGATAATGCCCCCAATGGTACCAGCAGAAATCCTAAATTTAATTTTAAGAATATTGAAGATTAGTAAAATGTTCTTTAGTTATATTATACCCTAAATCTAACATTATTTTTTTTTGTTCTTTGGATATATTAAAATCAGTTACACCAATACATAATTTTTCCACATTTATTAAAATTGTTCTATTATTATCATATTTTAATAATATATTTGGATCATACATTTCCCACCCTTTTATTATAAAATCAAATACATTATTTATTTCATAATTATCCTCAGTCTTTACTAAATTTATACATAAATATTTATCAGATTCATTTTCTTCTATAGGACAATTACCACATAATCCTCCATCTAAATATAAATATCCTTTATATTTAACCGGTTTAAATAATAAAGGAATGCATGTAGTCATCTGTATTAATTTTAATATATTCATTTTAGGATTATTAATATGATCTATATATTCTACTTTCTGCTTCGATACATTTATAGCCTTCACCACTATATGAATACCACTTATCTTATATAATTTTAATAATGACATATTATCAATATTATATTTCTCTTTCAATACTTTTTTTACATAAATATGGTTTTTATTATAATTTATAAATCCATAATTATCTATTAAACTCTTTAATGATAAATCATTAATATTCAACATTTCATTAAAATCAAAATTAAATATTTCTTCTTTAATATATTCATAATCATATTTTAATAATATTACTGTTACCATAAATAAATAACTTGAAGAAACACAATATATTTTTTTAATATTATTTAACTCTTTATCTATTATTCTTTCTTCAATCAAATAATTTAGAAAGCCTAAAAAAATAATCGCTTTTGATGATGCCCCTGAAAATATTAAAGTATCAATTTCCATATTATTTTATTAATTATATATTATGAGTTCTTTAAACATAAATTCACTATTTGAAGAACAAGATAAAAAAGTACTTAATAGATTGAAAATGTTTGATGATATTTTAATACAAATACATAATAAAATCAAATTAAATTCACAAAATAAAACATTTTTCTGTACTCATGAAATACCTGAATTCTTAATAGGTAAACCATTATATAAAATAGAAGATTTAAGAAAATATTTAATAGATTCTTTAAAAAGAGATAAATTCGATGTATTATACATACACCCTAATTTATTATTCATCTCATGGGAAAGATTGAAAAATAATAAAAGAAATGTCAATAAACCACAAACTACTAATGCCAATAACAATTTTAAAAAAATAGATGACTATAATCCTACTGGAAATTTATTATATAATGATAATATATTATCTAACATCGATAAAAAATTTAATTAATAAGAATTCTTTCCCATCTTGAAAATATAATCTACTAATAATAATACAAAAATACACGTCATTAAATATACTATAATATCATTAATATCTTTAGAATTATTATCATTTGAAAACCCTTCTAAAACATTAAATTGTTGATTATTAATATTATTAAATCTTTCTTCTATATATTTTTTATATTCTTCAACTTCTTTTTCTAAATGTTTTGTATAATCTTTTAATTCTTTAAATTGTTGATCTAGAATATCTTTGCCTGTGGGGATATTACCTGTAGGAATATTTTGATCACTCACATTTTTAACAGGAGATACTTCAGGTATTTTTAATTCTGTTGAGCTATTACTTACAATATCATTATTACTTACAATATCATTAGAAGAACTATTAGAACCTTGATCAAAACATTGAGAAAGTAAAGCAACCATTTAATATATATATATATATTTTTTTATTTATAAAATATATATATATATATGTATTTATTTGATTATTTAACAAATAATTATTTATTCTTAAGTGGGACGTTTTTACTTAATATGTTTGGGGGCAGAATGTTATTTCAAGACATACAACCACATATTAATAATCAATTTTATTTAAAACATTTATTCATATTTTGTTTATTTTTCATCGCTACAAAAGATATTAATTTATCATTAATTTTAATAGTTATGTATATATTTTTTATGTCATTTTTAAATGATTTTAAATCAAATGTAAAAAATTCAAATACTGAAAACAATATAAAAGAAAAATTAGATGCAGCAACTCAAATGTTAGAAGATATTAAACTAAATATGTAATTTATTCTATAAATTTAAAGTTATACCTTTAGTGGAATTCCTATCACTATCACCACTCATTATAGATAAATTATCTAAATCAGGCATTGAATTGGGTTGTAAATTTAAATTCCTTATTACTTCATCTATATCTCCTACAGGTCCATCCATATCTGGTCTTTGATTTGATTGTGACGGTTGTTCTTGGTTCATCATATTAGGCATAGATGATTGTTGTTGTTGTTGTTGACCCATGCCTGGTTGTGCCATAGAACCAACAGCTGCCTTGGCAAATTGTTTCATTAAATCGGGATTCGTCTTCATTATATCATTCATATTAGGTATAGATGATTTAAACATTGTATTTGACAAATGAAACATAAATGCCGATCCCCCTAACATCATAACTAATTTAAGTTCTGGTGCAACTTCACCACCTCCCCCGTATTTTTCATATAATTGTTCAAATACTTCATCAAAATCCTCTACACTTTCATTTACTGACTCGGACCATCCATCTAATTTAACATCAAATGGATCAAACTTACTATTTAGAAACTCTGCCCCGGACACCGCTGCCATCAATATTTTTCTTTGAAATTTTACTGAATTTGATGTATCTCTTTGTTTTTTTAATTTAATATATTCATTTCTCATTTCATCTAAATTAGAATTCATATTATAATTTGTCGATGTTCTAGTCCCTTGATTCTGTAATTTACTAAATTTATATAATAAATCTATCTTCTCATTTTTTATTTCCGTTTGAGATAATACATGGACAGGTTTATATTCATCTGGAACTATATTATTCATTATAGGGTCATTCATTGGACTGGGTACCCTTTTATCATCTGCTTGTTCATCTTTAAAAAATGAATGACTATCTGATATATCTGTTTTTACAGATTTTACATCATCAGACATATTTGATTTAGGAGAACTATTCCCACCAATCAATAAATCAATACCTATAGAATCAGTATTACTACTTATATTAGTATTTATGTTTTTAAAATCATCATCTAAATTAATATCTAGTTTCTCCATATATATTGTAATTAAAAATATTATTATATTTAATACGCATACTTTTAAATATTTAATATTCTAATATTTCAAACATTAAATATATCCCCTACGTTTTGTGGTAAATCCTCAATATTTACTTTATAATGTTCCTCTATTTCAGATAATTTACCTTGATCACGAGGTCCTACTAAATTTATTGCAACACCCTTTCTACCATATCTCCCTGATCTACCTATTCTATGAATATATGTTTCCTTTGACCTAGGCAAATCAAAATTAATTACTAAATTTAACTGTTGGACATCAATACCTCTCGCTAGTAAATCTGTTGACAATAATAATCGAGTTTTACCATTTTTAAAATCTAATATTTTACACTCACGTTCTTCTTTAGTAATTTCTCCATGAATATAATCTACTGGATAATTATTTTTAATTAATTCTGTATAAATATTCATTAATTTATCTTTATAATTTACATAAATAATACATTGTGCTATATTTAATAAATTATATAAATCTAATAATGTATCATATTTCCATTCTTCATTGATAAGTACTTTAAATTGTTTAATACCTTCTAAACTTACATTTTTATTCTCAACTATAATAGATTCAGGATTATTTAGAAATTTATTACTCAAGTCAAGTGTCTCTTCCGTCTTTGTAGCACTAAATAAACATATTTGACAATCTTTAGAAATATACTTAATTATATTATAAATTGTATCTCTAAATCCATCTGATAACATTTCATCTGCTTCATCAATTACCAATAATTTTATATTTTGTGTATATAAATATCTCCTATTTATCATGTCTGCTACTCTGCCAGGAGTCCCTATAATGATTTCAGGTTCTTTCTCTAAATTTCTCTTACATTCATCTAAACTTGTTTTCCCTACAACCTTCATAATATTTACATCCATATATTGACTGAGCGCTTCCATTACATCATAATTTTGATTCACTAACTCATATGTTGGATTCAAAATCAATATTTGTGTTTTTTTTAAATCTTCATCTAATAAATTTAGGGAACCAATCGTAAACGCCCCCGTTTTACCCGTACCAGACTGAGCTTGAGCATATAAATCTTTCTTAGAATTTAATATCGGCAACGCTTTACATTGAATATCAGATGGATTCTCAAACCCATATGAGTATATACCTCTTAATAATTTTTCTTTTAAATCAAAATCGTCAAATGTTGTCATCTCCTTATATATATTTATTATTAAATTATCTTTAATATATATATTATTATTGGATATTTAACATTTTTTTTATACCTTCTATATCAGAACCATTAAAAGTATTTATACAGTTTTTATCTTTCATTAAACAAAATGAAGGCATTGACTTTATTTTAAATATTTTTAGAATCTCTGCATTGTCCTCTTCATCTACATCTAATTTATATATTTTAACTAAATCTTTATTTAATTTTTCATATAATTCCTCTAATTCAGGATATATTCTTTTACACGGTCCGCACCAACCAGCTGTAAAAAATAATAATACATATTGTTCACAATTTAAACATTTATTTAAATTTTCTAACCCTGATATATACTCCATATTTATATTATTACATTTTTTATTTAATTAATTAACTTATATAATTAATTCTGCCCTAATTGGATGTCTATTTGACAGATATCTCAATTTATATACTAAATTTCTCTGTAAACCTACCAATGTCAAACCTAATATTAAATCTATTATTTTTATATATGTTTCATTTAATTTAAAAAATTTTATATATTTTCTCACTATGTAAAAATGAAATAAATATATTAATACTCCTACTAATATTATATGGACTAATATTATAATAAATATTTCTAAATCGGTTGATTCTTCTATTTTATGATCAAGGTAAAATACATGATCAACCATAGGAGCAAATACTAACAAAAATGATATAACTATTATCAATAAAAAAAATACTGGCAACATATTAAAAACCATATATATAATATTAAATATTTTTTTTAATCTGACTCATAATCACTATATGAACTATCCGAACAATTTTCTAATGCCTCCACACGCTTATCTTCTTCTAACATTTCATTATGATATTCTAATCTTTCTATATCCCACGGTGAAATTTCAATTTTGAACTTCTCCACCTTTTTATTATCAGTAATCGGTTGAGGATATTTATTAAAATCATCTACGTTTACTAAATTATCCCAATAATTCTTCCCATATGTTTCGTGCATATTTTTACTACACAAATATGAACATATATATTTGTTTTCATCTTCAATATTTAAATTTATAAAATATTTCGGTGTACATTTTGAACACTTATCACATTCATATAGAACCTTTTCATTTTCCATTACTTTCCCAACTAACTTATCAGAGAAAGATGCCTGGTTCATTTTATTATTATTCAACTTTATACTATTATTCAACTTTATACTATTACTCAACTTTATACTATTAAACTTTTCAAATTTCAAATTTCAAATTTATTAAATCTATTCATTTCATTCTTATAATTATCATTGTATTTATCTGTTTGAGTATATATTAATTTAAGAATTGTTCTATATCCTTTCTTAACAGGAGAAACACAATGTGTATTTTCTTGTGCTTTAACTATTATTAATGAATTAGGTTTTGTATATAATTTATTATTCCATCCCAAATATGAATACCAATTAGTATAACTATCTGATTCATTCTCTATTGTATATACCATTTCATATTGTGGTTCTTGATATAATTGAGTATCTTTATGACATTTCATACCAGAAGATCCCTCCGGATATACTCTGAACTCTATTGGAAAATTAGATTTCTTTATATCATTATTTATTAGTTTTTTCATCTTATTTATATTTGTTTCCGAATAAAATATATCACTTATATTTTTATCCGATATAGGTGAAACTAATCTGAAATTCTCAGATTTTAAATTTTTTACACTTCTTGTATAATTTTTTATATAATTATATTCATCATCACCTAAAAAATTCTCAATATAATACACTTCATCCCGTTTAAATAAAAAAAAATATAATATAAATAGTACTAATAATACAATCAATATTATATTTAAGAACATATATACTATAATATAAATATTTGTAAATTTGATTATTATACACAAACTAATTTATGACGACAATGATGATTTCAAAGCAAGATATTATTGAATACATTAATAATAATTACCCGGACATTCATTTAGAACTCAATTCATTCAAAAATAATATCATAGATGAATTATTAAATATATTTAACATTATTTCTATCAATCAAAACGATTTCCAATTAAAATCACAAAGATATTTTATAGAAACTGTTGTTGATGAATTATCAGAAAAATATAAAATATTTTATGAAAGACAATATAAATTAAATGAATTATTGAAATTAAAATTACCTGAACAAAGGTCTCCAGAATGGCACCTATTAAGACAAAATATTTTAACTGCCAGTTCATTTGCTGCTGCTATGGATAAATGCCATTTTAGATCTAGAGATGAATTAATATATAGTAAAATTATCCCAGAACCATATGAAAGTAATCCTATTACAGAATGGGGTGTAAAATATGAAGAAATTGCCACATTATTTTATCAATCAATCACTGGAACAGTTATTAAAGAATTTGGTATGATTCCACATCCCACTTTCCCTATTTTCGGTGCCTCGCCTGATGGAATTTGTGACGATACTGGGCCTATGGAATTCTGCTCGAGAATGTTAGAAATTAAATGCCCTCCCAAAAGAAAATTCACTAAAAGTGTCCCACCACATTACATGATGCAAATGCAAGGACAACTAGAGGTTTGTGATCTTGATGAATGTGATTTCTTACAAGTTAAACTTGAAGAATATGATACATTATTAGATTATAAAAATGACATATTTGATAGTTCTGAACCATACAAATCTATTAATGAAGAATATGATAATATTATTAACGGTAAAACTAAAGAAAATTTACCCAAAGGTGTCACTATCAGCTATGTAAAAGAAGGAGACGCTTCTCATAATTTGAGCTATTTATATCCTAAATTATATCAAACTCATGAACAATATCTAGAGTGGATCGATGAATATATTAAAAAAGGATATAATATTGTTGAAACAAAATGGTGGAAAATTACAAGATATGAATTATCATTAGTTCATAGAGATAAATTATGGTGGAATGATCATATTGAACACATCATTAAATTTTATAATGACTATATTGAATATAAAAGTAATCCTGATAAATTAAATGAACTAAAAGCACAAATTAACAATAAAAAGAAAAAGAAAAAGAATGAAATATTTATACCTGCCAAATTACCACCTTGTGCATTCATTGAATAAATTTGAAATTATCATTTAACTTTATTCACATTTCAATCAACGTACTGTTTAAAGAACAAACATACGAAACAAAACACTTAAAACACTTAAAACTTCAATCAAAACACTTCATAAGTATGACTTCTGCTGAATTTCTCAAGCATCTTACTACATTCATTTCAGATATGGACGAGACTGAACATCAAGAACTTGTTGATACATGGATGGGTGATGAGAAAGTCAAGCGGTTTCTCCATATTGATGATGCATCAGATACCGAAGATACTCCAGTTATTCCTTCAAAAATCGAAGAAATTTCAGATACTCCTCCCAAGAAAGTATCGAAACCCAAAAAGAAGACCCCTCCCACAGATTCTTCTAAGAAATTCGATCCCCTGAAGTTCCTCAAGGAAAATCCTGATACTCTCATTGAGTGTCAACAGGAAAATCCTAAGAAACTAAAATCAGCAGCATATGACTTCTATGAAGGGTATAAAAATGCTACTAATCTTGAGGAGTTTCTTGAAACGGCACAGAATAAACATCTTCGGTATGACTTTCAGATGGGATTTCTTCATATTCTTGACGAGCGCGTAACTAATATTGAACCAAAAAAGAAGAAGACACCTTCAGAGAAGAAATCACCTGCCAAGAAGAAGACTCCTGTAAAGAAGGTACCTGCCAAGAAGAAGACACCTGTCAAGAAGAAGGTTCCTATCAAGGAGGTAGTATCCGAAGAAGAAGAAGAACAGACAATTGACAAAAAAGAAGAAGAAGTATCTGAAGAAGAACAGACAATTGACAAAAAAGAAGACGAAGAAGAAACCCTAGATAATTTCGCCTTCATATCATCTACAACATCTGAATCTGATGTTGAAGATGATGATGATGATTGGCCTTCAAAAGTAATTGATGGTGTCGAATATTTCTGGAATGAATCAGATTCCCTACTAATTGACAAGACATCTGCTGAACATATCGGATATCTTGATGACGATGGAACAATCGATTACACAGGAAATGGCGAAGATATCCATGAAAAGAATAAAACCAAATAAATATTAAAAACATAAAAATAAAAAAAATAAATAAAAAATAAAAATAAAAAAAAAGAAAAGTAAAAAAATAATAAAACACAAAAAAATAATAACTTTTTTTTAAATTTATTATAACTTTAAAATATATTATGTGCATAACAATTTATAATCTTCAAATGCCGTTTGATATCCAATACCTCCTGGGAATTTTCCACATATTGACGGAGGTAATAACTTAAAATTCTCCATGAACTCTATCTTTTTTTTATAATATTTAGGTGTAATATATGTTTTAGTAAACCAAAATTTACGCCAACATCTCTGAATACATTTTACTGATACAAATTTATTTATCAATAAACAATTAACACGATTTTCTCTATTCATATGGTATTCATATGGTGTCACCCCCATATAATTTTCTATCTTAGGGTTTGCTCCGCACGTTAATAATTTCAATATATTTACAGGTTCATGCTGAACATGTAATGCTGTATTCCCTAATATATTTACATGATCTAAATCTTGATTATTCTCGTCGAATAATTCTATTATATCTTTATTTATACACGGTTTAAATAATAATGTTTCGCCTACTATATCCATATTATTTATCCCATTCACATAACAATAATCTAATAATATATCTAATGATTTTAAATCTTTTTGGAGAAATACAGGTGTGATTGATATATTCTTTTCAGAATAAGGATCATATCCACCTTCTATTAACATCTTATTATAATAATGACCAACTCCCCAATATTCATGATTATATACAAAATTATTCTCAATAGGATTGTATCTTAATAAATATTTGACCGATTCGGGATCTTTCTGCCAATATAATGGACTGAAACCATATATATCTTTTGGATTAGGTATTGCCATCCTATCAACTAATAATTGAATTGTTTTAAATTCTTTCTGAAAATGTATTGGTCTTACTCCAGAATTATTTACTAAATTTGGATTACCACCTCTATCTAATAAATATTTCATAGTATTATATGACTGCCTAATATGTAATAATGATATATTTTGTAGTCCTTCATGAAAATCATTAAATGAATTATTTCTTTCTACATTTATCTTATATATTTTCTTTAATATATCAACATCAGGATTATTACTGAATTGATAAATTAGTTCTTCTAATGAATTATTCATGTAGTTTATAATAAAATATTAATTAATTTATATCAAATTTATTTCTTTGATTTTCTTTTAGATTTCTTTCTTAAAGTTTTCTTCCTTAAAGTTTTCTTCCTTAAAGTTTTCTTTCTGGATCCTTTTTTAAATGATTTCTTTGTGGAATATTTAGGTGATTTTTTAATGTATTTCTTCTTTGTTTTTTTCTTTTTTATGGATTTCTTTCTAGAGGATTTGGGTGGTTTATAAACTTTATTTGTTGAGCATGGTTGACATTGGACCCGTCCCCCGGCAGTCATATCGTCGATCCCTTCCCACCCAGTCACATCGACGATCGCATCGGCGGCGGCCGCATCCTCCACCGGGTGCGCCACCGCACCGCTATCCACCGCACCGCTATCCACCGCACCGCTATCCACCGCACCGCTATCCACCATCTCCACCACTCCCCCATACTCGACGGTGATTGATTTAAATAAACTACCATCAAAAATATTTTGCAGCGCCTCCTCATCGAATAACTCTATAACTTCTTCTATCATCCCCACCTCCGTTGGAAATTTCAACAACATTTGAGAACGGAAAAAACCCGCCTGACTACTTATGTCGTCCAGAATTTTTTGTCTGTGATCGGTTGGTGGATCCATCGCGGTCAAAAATTCAAGTAAAGTTATGTCACCATCGCCGTCCTTATCTATTGTCCCATGAACTCTGCCAACGATTTCCCCAATTATCAGTAATCGTGCGGCGGGTACCTTCTTTGTACGCAATTCAGCAAATAGGTCCGCTAGCGCATCGTCCTTACTGACCACATTTTGCCAATGATGCTCCGTAATCGAATAGTTATCGTGAAAATATCTTACTAGTTCCTTCTTGGATATGGACCCGTCTCCCCCCCCGGCTCCCCCGGCATCGATATGGTCAAAGAGTTCTTTCAAGTTTTCTCGATCGGATGAGATAGGGGGAAGGATTTGAAGCAGTTCTTCCAAAACACCTTCCATACCTGAGATACGAGTCCTAAATTTAGATATTATATCTCCCGTTGGATCCTGAGAGGAACTTATTCCTATTAAATCATTTACATCAAAAAATACATTTAATCCCATACCCATGCCCTGATACGTGTAGGAGACATCATCTGTTTCCTCATTATATTGAAAATATAGGGCCGTGATATTGTTGATCATATCATGAATCAGATTGGGGAGGCCCGTCCAAGGGTTGTCGGGTCTGGCGGCATGAATGTCGCCGAGCAAGTGCGCCTGAAAGAATTGTCTCAGTATCCGCGCCTGGCGCCCTTCTTCTTCTTCGCCCATAACTTTGTCCAATACCCCAGAGTCTCTCAAAAATCCCTCCATATGAATTGTCCAAGGAGTAGTTTTATTTTGTATTAAGAGATCCACTATATTTTTTGACCAAAAATCAATTAATCTTTCTAGGACTCTCTGTACCAGTACTGGCTGACGTAACTCTCTTGCTGAATCCCAATACCCAGCATGCGCCGTTTGCAAGGCAACCCTTCCCTCCTCCTCCGACCCATCCGTGTGCGATGCAAGCAGACCGTCGCCCTGTTGAAAAAAACTATCTAATCCTCCACTAAATAAAGATCTTAATTGAAATTCTGTTAAAGTATTACCTATTTCACCTATTTTATCAGAAGAACGGTGAGTCAAATTATTATAATAATTCCAAATTAAAAGAACGGGGGTGACGCCACCCTCACCCTCGTACTTATGTATATTTATATTATCATAAAAACCCATAAAATCCAGCCCCGCCGGATCCAGATCCAGATGTGATTTATCCTTTGCCGATGCTGCGGCTAACCACTCTTTATTAGATTCTGTTGAATGACTATCAATAACATTTAACAATAATAGATTATATTCACTAATGTATTGCAAGTCCTTTTGTATCCGTTGGATTACATGTTGTTCCGCGCGGCTATCAGTAGAACATTTTTGCAGTTCATCCATTAACCTTACTATTAATTGATATATGCTGCTCTGTGCGTCACTTTCCAGCAGAAGTTGCGAAGTCGCAACTTCCTCCAGGGAGGGGAATCCCTCAGGGAAAGTAATAATACGAAGTGCCTCATCCAAACGCACATTTATATTAAGTCCTCCCTGCTCATACGTATGTAATATCTTAGCGAATATATCTCTTTGTGGAACAAGATCGGTCTGCATGCTATCTACAGAACTCTCGGCCGCGCGGCGGCGCCGCGGCGGGCCTACAGCGACCCCCGTCTCTGAAGTGTCATCCCTCTCTCCCTCCCCGCGCTCTCTCTTAAGGTCAGTCCCTAAGAGAGAGCCTGGCCCTCGCCGTGCCGTCTGGACCCCAGTGCGTAACGCTGGGGCACGGCGAGGGCCAGGTCTCAGATCTGACCGGGTTTGTGCGCGCTCTCTCTTAGTGCCGGGGTCCAGGCCTCCCCATTGACCCCCCCCTGATTCTTCGGCCGATTCGTCGGCCGATTCGTCGGCCACTAGCGGAACCCCCCCCCTAAAAACATTCACCCCAACCGCGCTTATTAAACTGCGTGCCATTGTGGAAATACTGGCGAATAAACTATATTTAATTAACCATTTTGGTGCAATTGTTGTATTCATTGTAATAAAAGGTGCTTTTAAAAATATAAAAGCCATTAGTTGATGTGATATTCCATTACCCATTTTTAATAAATTTTCACCTGGTATATGTGGTATAAAATTTCGAATTTCTCCTGGCTGTTCAATCCGAATTTTGATTTCCCTATTCCACCCCGTAATGGGCAGATAGGCACAACATCTACTCAACTGATCCATATACAGAGTTTCGCCCTTTTGATAAAGCTCTTCTAAATTCGAAAAAGCCATAAGTTTATTAGCTATTGGTAATATTATATAATGAACAATATATTGTAATCTATTTGCAATCCATAATTCTGCTTTTTGTTTGTTTGGCTCGTCGAAATCTCTAACTTCTTTTATTGCATTGTACGCGTCCCTCCACCTTTCGCAACATGTAAAATTTATCCCGGAGGCGTTGGTATGAAAATCATTCGAATCATACACCGCGGCGGCGGACGTTTTAATACTCGATTGCCACAAACTAGATGGACATTGTCTGCCTTCTAAAACATGTTTTTTATAAAAATCTAACCAAGCCCAACATTTCATGTCCTGAAAACCTTTGCCCCCCTGGTCCCTTTCTTTATAAGAGAGGGCGGCCCCCCCGTCATTACCGGTCGGCATTGAACCAATGCCGACCGATTGACTATGTTCATCCATGACATCACGTGCATCATGTACAGCTTTATTCCAATCCCCGGGCGACATGCGTGTGTGTGCCAGATATCTCTCGCGTATTGGACCCTCGCTGCGGTCGGTGGCCGTAAGGAGCCGCTGGTAGCGTCCAGCTATTGTACTGTTCGATACATAGTTACTTATTACTTCACACGGATCCCTGTTGTGGGTCTCCGTGCTTACGGCGAATACATTTTCCCATCTAAATCTAACATTATCGGACCATTTGGCCGGGTTATGTGCGGGACCATCTCCATGCTCCATAAAAAAGTCCGATACACACCCTGACATAAGTAATTTTGCGTCCTCGGTGGGTTTGCGTAGTTTGGCGCCGGTATCTCTGTCAGATATATATCTGGTATAATGTAACTTTAATTTAATATCAGTCGAATCAGTCCCGTCTATACCATTTACCGCGCATAAATAAGCTTTCAGTAACTCTGAATCACCATCAATTGCCCCAGCAGCGACCATAAGCCCCAACCTAGTATATCTCGCCGCCCCGAACCCGAAGGGAACACCGCCAACAATGATACGGTCGGCATCTTCCGGAGTGCTGGCACCGTACTCCTGAACCGCTACCCCGTCATCGTCTATATTAGCCTGTGCTAAAAACTTTGCGTACAAAGCGGCGTCTCTTAACAATTCTGGGGTATTTTCCATCGTATTTTCGAAACGTTTTTTTTTCTCCCTTCCCGAATCCAGCTTTTCGCAATCGAAAACGAATCCTGGAGGGAATGCGTGCGCGCTGGGATCATCCTTGAAAATTGCCAAAACATAATCATACACATTTTCAGTAGCGTTCCCGTGGCCCCGGCCTTTCTCTTGACCTGTTAAAATAGGACAAGACGGATTGAATACGTTGGACTCGTCGTAATCACATCCTTTTCCCGACTTCCCCCCCCTGTTGCTCAGCCCACCATAAATTAGTTCAGATAAAGTTTTTGTGATATTAGTATAATTAATAGAATGTACTCTGGGACCTGTATCTTCATATACTATATTTAAAAAAGGGTAATTGTTTTTCACCTCGTTACATGTTGAATGAGCCCATTTATATACGCAACCCATGGGTCCACCACCTTCTGTTTCAGAATATGCAGTGTGCGGGCCATTATCACTACAAGGTATTCCACCAGTGCTGTAACTCTTGGTTCCATCTTCGTTTCCATTTATAATTCCACAATCTTTATCTAATCCCCATATACCAGGATCTAATTCTTCATATGCTGCCGACATAGCGCGTATTTTACCACCTGGATAAGGTGTATTTATACCATTATAACAAAGAGATCTCCAACGATTGTAATTTTTCTTGGCTCTTACGGGTACGTTATCATTGCCTTCAGGAAATATGGAATCTATATAACCTTGTTTAAGATTTGATAAGTGACAGATTTGAGTTAATGATGCAACAGGTAATACGTGTTCACATGAATTTTCCATACCACCTTCTTCGCCAACGTCCGACGTGGATATACTACTCATGGGTAATCCACAAATATAACATATATGAGGATGGTGCTTATCAGCCATTTCATTGGGTGATGGGCAATTATAATTATCACCTGGTTTCATTGGTAATGCCCAACTATCTGTTATTGACCCTGTCCCTACGGGTGCACCTGCACCTGCACCTGCAGGACCGCAACATTGAAAATCTGTAATACCACCTGTATGAGATTTCGCTTCCTCTTTATTTAATTTTGGCATGATTTTGTCGGCGGCATCCACACTGCTAGCCGTGTTCAACGTCCCTTCAATAACTCTGCGAAGGTTTCCTTTCGCACCTGGTCGCCAGGGACCCCCATCCCTGCTAGTTTCAAACTCAAAACTTGAAGGGACAGGTGCTCCTGCTCTTAGGGTACTTCCCTTTGATCTTTCGACTTGAGACAAATCACTGCCCTCGGGGAAAGGTTTATTAAACCCACCACAAAATTGAAAAGGATCAGTTAAACTGGCATTCTTTATGTTGGATTTCGCAGCAACCGCCCCCGCGTCCAAGATGTCTAAAGGAGTATCCCCAGGGTCCTCGCAACACCCTAATTTATCTACAATACAATTTGCAAGAAACCAACTTTCTTTTTCGCGATATTCGTCAGTCAGCGCCAGGACCCCAGACGGTGGCACCATAAAGTTCCAAACGCTCATATATTTTTCACATGGATCTTGAATTTTCACCATACCCTTTATACATTAACCTTAGAAAAAAAAAAAGAAAATAAAATATTTATATATATAAAATGAAAATAAAAGATGTCCCAATTTCTAAAAAGAGTTCTCAAGGATCCATGGAAACTTTAGGTGAAATCCACTATCATTATCAAAAATATGATAATATATTTAATTTCTTCGATATTTTAATGAAAAAAGAAAAAGATATTAAATCTGTTTTATGTATCCCAGATGTTGGTAAAAAATGGATGAGATCTTTTTTAAAAGTAGTTTTAAGTAAAGAGGATTTGGATACCAGCGAATTAATGATGAAAAATGTAAAACCAGTCGATCCAGAAGTATCTATAGATTTGTTCAATAAAATGATTAAAAAATGTAGAAAAAGAATTATTGCTGTGTCTGTTCAATTAATTGTTGAAAATAAACCAGGCACCCACGCTAATATGTTAATATTAGATACTAAAAAGAAAACTGTAGAATTATTTGAACCTCACGGCAAACGCTCAGAACAAACCACAATGGATAGTTTAGAAGGGGCATATAATATTTCAGATAAATTATTGAAAAAATATTTTCATAAATTCTTCCCTGAATATAAATATATCTCTCCACAAGATTTTCTACCCTCATATGGATTCCAAGCAAAAATTGATGCTTATAGTGGTTTATGTGTCACATGGTCAACTATGTATTTACACTACAGAGTATTAAATCCTGATTTAACTAGCAAAGAAATCACAAAACATATTAAGAAAAAAGTAAATAAAGAATTTTTACTAAAATATGCTAAATATGTAGAGGAAACAGTTAAAAATAAAAATAAATAATCAATAAACTAAAATAACTTTTAGTATTGTCGAGTTTTTTTTATTTTCTTTTTAGTATTACTTTTATTTTTATTTTTTTGTTTTTATTTTTAGTATTACTTTTGTTCTTATATTTTTTACTTTCTAGTTTAGGGCGTTTCTTTTTAGACTTTTTGCCAAAATAATTTTCTTTGAGGCGTGCAGAGATAGGACCGTCGATGTTTTCAAATATGATATTAGCAGATTGTGATTTTGTTTTTGACTTCGATCTCGAATTACTTTTTCTGGATAGATTACTTTCGGACATTTCTTTCAAGGTGTATATCTTATGGTTCTTTTGAGTGGGCACGGGATAACGACGACCAAACTCGCCTGACAATTGTTGTTTCCTAGTTAATCTCATTCTAAAACTATCAGCACCAGATGTATTAAGTTTTCTTATGATTTTCATCACATCATCACTATTATGAACAGGTTTTTCATTTATATGGGTAATTGTATCATGTTCTTTTAAACCTATGGGGATATCATTAGAGTCGTCTCTTATTTTTAGTCTTTTATCGAATTTCATATCCCATTTGCCCTTTGAATTACGGACTAATGTATATTCAATTTTCATTATAATATATATTATATAATATATATATAATAAATGAAAGAACATAGAGCAGTATTATTTTTATCTGGAATATTATTTGCACAATTAATATCAAAGATATTTAAAAGAATTATTAAACAATCAAGACCTATAAAATCAAAAACATATGGGATGCCTTCTAGTAGAGCAACTATAATAAGTTTTATTGTATTTTTCTTAATATTCACTAATAAGTTCAGCACTAAAACAAAAACAATTATGATAATTATAGGTATAATATCTTTATCCATGAAATATGTTATACATGAACATTCTTTATCACAATTATTCGTGGGGGTTGTATTAGGGTCGTCCCTCGCGTATATATTTAAATTAATAAGTATTAAATTTGATAATTAAATATATTTATATTTATAACAACTATGGACATTACTGAACAAAAACAAGATGAAGCAGTCAATAATGTCATCAAGGTATATTTGGCACAAATGAATTCAGCTGTAAAAATATCTGATATAATTTGTAATCATTCTAAAGATGAAGATGAAATTACAGGTGATCATATTATATCTGGATTAATATATAGATTGATGGTCCCTATGACAGATGATGATATGGAAGAATCATTAGAAAAAGCAGGTAAATTTATGAATGAATCTACTTCTGATGAAGAATATGATGAAGATGATATGGAAGTCGAAGAAATGGATGACCCTATATATGTACCACCCACCGCCCCTCGAAAGATTAAAATGAATGATTGTCATTGTGAAATATGTGAAAAAGTTAGAGAATGTATTTCAAAATATGATACATATGAAACATATGATCCTATGGTAACTAGATTCAAAAACTCTATCAAAGAAACCTGTGATAAACATCGTATTTATTTGTAATATATACTGGATAAAAAGGTTATATAACCATAGAACTTATATTGAATATCTAAATCTAAAGTATTAAAATAATATTCTCTGGTATATTCTGGACCAATATACCAATCAGACCCTAATAAATATACATCTGACAAATTATTAATACATTCATAATAATATTCAGATTCTATTTTATAATCTTCTTCAAAGCACCACCATAATACATACAACATAGTTTCAATTGCTTTATTATTACATTTTTTATATCCTGATTTTATAATATTATTTTCTTGTTTATCAATATTTTTTTGTAGTTTTACAATATCATTTAATTTATTTTCAAGTGAGGATAAATTAAACTTTTTCATAAACTTATTATTTATATATTTTTAAATTATATTTTATAAATTAAATGGAATATTTAATTCCCAAAGTTAATGTATTAAGTATATTATCATTTAATTATAATATTAATATGAATCGCAATTTAATATTAGAACCCTTCAATTGTATTTTAAGAATTATTTTATTAAATTATAAAAAAGAAGGAACTAAAATTTCAGTTCAAAATAATTCTATTCAATATAGTGATCCATCTTTATATCAAGGAATATTAAGAAGTATTTATGGTGACAATAGAGATGATATTCATAATCTTTATGCACCAATATTAAAAGCATACGAATGGTATAATACAATTGATTCAAAAATGAATAAATATTTTTTTGAAAAATTAATTATAGGATTAAATTGTTTGAAAAATGTTTATGATCCAAATACAATTATATATCATTCAATAACTCATTATATTACCATGATTCAAGATTTATTAGATAATAATGATATAAATAAATTCAAAAATAATGAAAAAGAAGAATCACCACTTATTGAAAATTTAAAAAATATTTGGGAAAAAGACGAAATTTATATAATATATAAAAACCTCCATTATATAAACGATACAAAAGATGAAGATCTAAAAAAAACATATATTAAAAATATTGAAGATATATTATTATACAAAGAAAAGAAGGTAGAGCTTTATATAAATAATTCTAGCACAACTTATTAAATTATTTAAGAGTGCCTCTAGATAATTTCTTACCCAAACTATGTTTCTTTCTTGATACAATTTTACCGTGTTTATTTTTAACTAAATCTTTTTTAGTTAAACCTGATGGAGTTTTACTAATTTTACCTTGCCAGACCCATCTTTTATAAGTTGATGGTTTCATTTTTTTACTGGATTTTTTCTTAAAACTTCTTTTGGCCATTTTATAATATATATTAGAAAAAAATATAATATTAATTATATTATATAATGGATCTAGAAAGAATTTTACATTTGACCAAAAATGAAGAATTAAATAATGTTAATATGATTAATGAATGTATTCAATCAAAACCCTCTATTGTATTTATGGTGGCCCCGTGGTGCGGTCATTGTCAAAGATTAGAACCAACAATTGATACATTAGAAAAAGAATTAATTCAAGATCCTCAATTCAATAAATTACATATTGTAAAAGTTCATGATGAATACTTATCAAATGTAAATTTAAATGCTAAAGGATATCCAACTATATCTTTATTTTCGGATGGTAAACATGTTGCAGACCATGCAGAAGATAGAACACCATCCAGTATCAAAGATTTTATAAGTAATAATATTAGCAAATCTACCAGATCCGGGTCCAAACCTAAAAAAAAAAAGAAAACAAAAAGAAAAAAACCAACCAAATCGTCAGGCATGATTGAAACATTTAATATAAAGGAAAAATATAACTCTAAAAAGAACTATAATGGTCCAGGTTCAAAAGATCCAAATTGGTTAAGGAAATCATTGAATATAAAACCTATAAAAAAGCAAAGAGGTTCTAAGAAAAAAATAAAAAATCAAAAGAAAAAAACTAAAAAGAAATCTAAAAGAAATAATTATTTTTTATGAAGGTCCATAACTAAATTTATAAATATTTTCATATTATTATTATTTATACTATCACAATAATCATCTATTACTTTTTCTAATGCATTTAAACATTTGTCAGTATTTTTAATTTGTGTATTTTTATCATAAATTATGAATATATTCAATATAAAATAATTTAATAATTCATTTGATAAATTTTTTTCATGTTTTTTTATTAAAATTTCCACAAGCTCAAATGTTTTTGAGTTTTTTTCAAAAAATACTTCACATATTTTTTTCATATTATAATCATTTAATATATCATCATATTCAATAAATAATTCTCCTAATCTATCTATTTGTTTATCCATTTGTAATTTATATTAAATTATTTTTATATATTACAATATATAATGCCAAGAAAAATATCACAAAGATCCAAAAAAGTGTCTAAAAAAAAATTAAGTAAACGATTGAGAACTATGAAACGTAATTCTAAAAGAATGTCGAGGAAAAGTTTAAGAGGTGGTACCGGATGTGGAATCCCCCGAAAATCTAAGCAAAATAGTAAGGGCGGTAGTCCCATGGGATATCTTGGTCAACGCATGCTATACCCTAAATAAATATATATAATAATATATATAATATATGGAAAAATATAATTTAATAAAAGATGCTATAATTAATAATAATACTGAATCAGTTGAGGAATCATTAACTGATTTTAATATAAATATTAAAGATGAAGATAATAATACTTTATTACATCATGCGTGTGAGAATGATAAACACGATTCTATTAAATTATTATTAAATAATGGCGCAAACCCTAACCTAAAAGAAAATTCTTTTGGATTAACACCATTACATTGGGCAACCGAATATGGAGATATGGATATGGTCAAATTATTAATAGATAATGGTGCTGACCCAAACATACCCGATGATAATGGTGAGAAACCTATTTCAAATGATGAAGTCAAGGAATTATATTTAGAGTATAAAACAGTTCAAGGCAAACTATTATCTAGTGAACAAAGATTAGCAATCTCTAAAAATAAAGATATCGATAATGATTTATTATCTGGAATAGGTCAATTAATAAAATCGGGTAATACTGAACAGCAACTTGAATTAATTGATAGATTTATAAAACAATCAGGTGAAAAACAACGTGAAAATATTTTAAGTATTTATAGAGATAGATTATCTAAAAAAGATTTACCAGAAAAAGAAAGAATAAAAATTAATACCCAACTTATGAAATATCTCGCCCGCACCGGATCTAAAAAATATAACAAAAAATCTAATGAAAATAATAAATCCAAATCCAATAAAAAGAATAAATCCAAATCCAATAAGAATAATAAATCCAAATCCAATAAAAAGAATAAATCCAAATCCAATAAGAATAATAAATCAAAATCCAATAAGAATAATAAATCTAAATCCAATAAGAATAATAAATCAAAATCAAAAAAAAAGAAAATAAATATAAATAAATTTGAATTTTAATATATATTTTTTTAAATATAAATAATGAGTGTTTTAATTGTTGAATCTCCTGCAAAATGCAAAAAGATTCAATCATTTCTCGACAAATCTTATATTGTTACATCATCTGTTGGTCATTTCAGATCAATAGATACTAAATGGGCAAACACCGATATTGAAATTAATGATGATTTCCAACCACCTTTTATTACTATTAAAGGTAAAGAGGAAGTCATTAAAAACTTAAAATCTCAATCTAAAAATAGAAATGTTATATTAGCAGCAGATGATGATAGAGAAGGTGAAGCGATAGCATGGCATTGTGGTGACATTCTTAAAGTAAATTTCAATGATAACAATAGGATTATCTTTAGAGAAATTACAAAATCAGCAATATTAAAAGCATTACAAAATCCTAGCAAACTTAATATGAATGAAGTAAATGCTCAGAAAGCGCGTTCTGTTATTGATTTGTTAATAGGCTATAAATTATCACCGTGTTTGTGGGCAAATATTTCTACTGAAACTAAAAAAGGACTATCTGCAGGACGCGTACAAAGTGCTCTGCTAAAACTTTTATATGATAAAGAAAAAGATATTAAGGGATTCGAGTCTGAATATACTTTTGATATTCAAGGTAAATTCAAAGATCTAAATGAAAAATCAGAATTCACGTTTAAAAAATCTTGTACAGACGAACCAGATGAAGATTATATAAAAGATTTATTTAAAAAATATTCAGATGATAGATTGTTTAAAGTTATTGCTAATAAAACATCTGAAGAAAAGAAATACCCTGATAAACCATTTATTACATCGTCATTACAACAATCGGCACAAAAATCATTTGGATTTAATGTTAAAAAAACTATGGACATTGCCCAAAAACTCTATGAAAATGGTAAAATTACATATATGAGAACTGATTCAACAATTGTATCTGAAGATTTCCAAACTTTATTAAATGGTAAAATTACTGATGATTTTGGAGAAGAATATTATAATGCTCCACAAGTTAAGAAAGTAAAAGGATCACAAGAGGCTCACGAATGTGTAAGACCTACTAGTCTTTCTGAATTAGAACCAGATAAGTTCGACCGAGAAGATATTAAATTATTCAATCTCATTTATGATAGAACTATTAAATCTCATATGAAACCTGCAATTTTCACAGTCAATTCTATTAAATTAACTAATTCTAATACAAATGATATTGGATATTTTAGCACAAAACAAAAAGAAACTAAATTTCAAGGATTTCTAGCATACAAACGCATTAAAGAAGGAGAAGAAGACAAAGAAGAAATTAATGATAAAATTGTTGAGTTTAAAAATGAATATAAATTATTAGAATGTTCATGTACTGATAAAATATCACAGCCGCCAGAACCCTATAATGAATCATCTATTGTAAAACTATTAGAAAATACAGGTATTGGACGTCCTTCTACATATGCTTCGATTATTTCAACATTATATAATAGAAATTATACTTTAACAAAAACTATTAAAACAGAAGATTATACAGAAGATATTATTCATTTGGATAGAAAAGATAATATATCAGAAAAAGTGAATAAAGTTAAAGGTAAAACTATGAAAAATAAGATTGTAGTTACAGATTTAGGTAATAAAGTATTAAATTATTTAGATGATAAATTTCACGATATTATTCATAAAGATTTTACTGCCGGTGTAGAATCAGATTTAGACAAAATCTCAAACGGAGAATTAGTTTGGACAAATATTATCAATAAAGTTTATAATTCATTCTTACCAATTGTTATTAGAGAAATTGGTAACAAAGTTAAACAATCTAATAATATATTAGGTGAATATAAAGGTAAAGAAGTTAAAACAGGCGAAGGACAATATGGACCATATATCTTATATAATAAGAAATTTTCAAATGTAACTAATTATTTAAAATCTAATAAAAAAAAGTTAGATGAAATAACAATTGAAGATTGTAAAATCATTTTGAAATATCCTATGAAAATTAATAAAGATATACAAATTATGTTGGGACCATATGGGACATATATGAAATATAATGGGAAGAATATTAAAATTAAACAAAATATTAAATATACTGAAGAATATTGCTTATCTATTATTAAATAATTAAAATCTAATATAATATATATAAAAATGGATCAACACAAAGCAAAAATAGTTGAAAAATTAGTGGAGACATTGTGTTTAGTTATTGGAACGGAGGATACGAAAGTACTAAATTTACCCAAAGATATTGTATCAAAAAAAGCAACATCAGAATTTAAAAAATTTTCTTCACCTGATTTTAGTGTACCAGGTATTACGAATAATAAAGGAATATTCGGACATCTTAAAACCGTAAAAAACAAAGACCATGATGAAGATAAAGAAGAAGATGAAGAAGATGAAGAAGATGAAGATGATAAAGATGATAAATCACCTTTCAAAATAGATAAAGATGATAAATCACCTTTCAAAATAGATAAAGATGATAAATCACCTTTCAAAATAGATAAAGATGATAAATCACCTTTCAAAATAGATAAAGATGATAAATCACCTTTCAAAAAAATAGATGGACCCTTTGCTCCTTCAAACAAGGGAGGACCTCCGCTACCACCTTCAAAACTGGGACCTCCGGGAACTCCCACGGATCCGCCTTCATCCGGACCGCCTTCATCCGGACCGCCTTCATCCGGACCGCCTTCATCCGGACCGCCTTCCAATACTCCCGCCCCTATATTGGGTGCCGCGGTAGAACCACTACCAGAACCGGATGCACCACCTGTCGGTGGCGGTCGCCGTAGAAAAACTAAACGCCGCTCTAAAAAACGGAGACCATCTAGAAAGAAATCATATAAGAAACGAAAATCATCTAGAAAGAGATTATCTAAAAAAAGATAAATTTAAACATAAATATTTTTTTTTTTATATTATTTTTTTATATATTATATATTATATATTATATATTATATATTATTATGGATAATAGATATAAAATATCAGGGGATATAGAAAATATATTAACTAGAAGGACGACATCTAAAAAATCGGTGAAAAAATCAAGTAAATTAAGGAGAAAATCTGCAACAAAATCTCGTCCGCGTCGTCAGAAATCTGTAAATAGAAGGAAAGGAGGTGTAAAATTAGGTTCTGCAGCAACTTTAAGAAGACAACAATCAGATATACCTGATATACCTGATAATGAGGCAGACCGAGAAATACAGAGGATAAACTCA